TGTTTTTAGTTCTTTTCGTTCATCCTGAGTATCATGCCATCGATCAATTAATTGTAGTTGATCTATATTATCATCTTCCATAATTTCAATTGAATCATCTAAAAAAGGTGTATTTAAAATCCAACTGTCTTCCCAATGTAACCAATAATCATAATTTCCTTCCCGTAAAATGTCAATAATTAAATTAATTGATCTCGCTTGACCTTTATCTTTTTCAGATTTGTTTATAAATTCAATTTCAGGATACATATTTTTTAGTTCTTCGATGGAATCTTCTGTATTTTCGTCATATTCATTTATTACAATCATTCTATCAATAGTTTCAGTTGGTGTATAACGAATAAAACTATCTAATGTCTGTTTTAACGAATCTAGTTTATTTGGTTTTGATACAAAACTTGTACATGTGAACAATATTTTCGGATGAGTCGTCATCGGTTCGCATATATTATTTGTAACTTGTATGAAATAGGCGATACAGCAAAATATTACAAAAATTATTATTAAAATTGAGATTCTAGAAAATTTCATTATATAAAATAATTATATAAAATAATTCTAGTTAAACGGTTGGGAAAAATTCCCAGTCCAAATCTTCGCAAACTTTTTTCCAAATCATATCTTGTTCCAACTGTTTCTCGCGATCTTTCATCATAGGTATGAACGGCAAATATTGCGTTTGGTCTAATAACATGCACAATTGATATAATGTATATGTATAATTGAAAAAATTGGTTCGATTTGCTGGACAATGGACCGCCCAAGGTTTTTGAATTTCAATAAATAATACACACAACGTCTCATGTAATTCTTCATTCATAATGGGCGGTTTTACACCAAATATAGAATTAATATATTGAATATGTTCAAAATATTTATTTAATCCTAATTTGCGTAATATTTCGCGCATTTTGTCATAATTGATTTGTTTCATGTCTGTGATACGTTCTTTCTTAATGCGCGCCCGAATTTTGTCAATGACTTCTTCGGGAATTTGTGTAGTTTCCTTTGCTTGGAATTGCGACAAAATTTCCTTGAAATGATTCAGTCGAATATATGCTGTATAAGATACTTCATTTGGTGGATCTTTGTTATTGGGTTTCGAACTATCAACAATGTATGTGATAAATTGTCCACATTGAACATTGTTACAAATCATAATTCCTTCTTCATCTTGTGGGACCATTTCTCCTCTCTCACATATGTTACATAAATCGCAAGACATAATATAATCTTGTGGATTGGTAAATTCATTATTGACATTACGCCAATATTCTTGGTATAATTTTTTGGATTGACTATAATTATTTGGATTTTCTCGGTCTGAATTAGTACTTTTGACCTTAAAAAAGGAGTTTAATACCTTGACATTTTGGTTTTGATCTCCATTTGATATTTGTTTCTTGGACTCAAAATAATCAAAAATATATTTCGAATTATCTAGTAAATATTGTTTCTTTTCTCTCTTTAACATTTTGATTTCTTGTTTGAACTCCTTAATTTGGTCATCGATGTCCAATATTTTATCGATTTGATTACGTTGATAATTTGATTTTTCTTTTTCTAGCATTACTATTTCATTCTTTAATTTAGGAACTGTTTTGTATTCATTATTGTGAAATTTATTCAACATTTCTTGATGTTTTTCGTCCAATGAAGTCATTTGTTTCATTGTTGTCGTCTTTTTGTTCATTTTCAATATAATTAAAAACGAATATTATTTATGTGTTTTGTTATGTAATTATGTTTTTCATTCTTTTTGTTTTATTTTTACCACCTATCGGTTTTTTTACTTGTTTTCCGCTTCTAAGTTTCATATATTTTGATAAATCCTTTTCTGTGTTATCTTTTACTTTTCTTGAATGAGATAATGCTAATTCTAATCTCTTCGGTTTTCTATTTATGTATGGACTATTATAAAGTAATCCATATTTTAATGCACCGTTCAATCTCTTGAATTTTCTAGTTACTGAATTATCTCCTCCTCGTTTTGAACGTAACTTTCTAAAGATTCTTTTTGTTTTTCTAGTTTTCATTAGTATATAGTGATATTTTTTCCTAGATTTTCGATATTTTTTTGTTATATAATAATATATTAATGTCATCTGAAAAAAAAATAGTATTAGATTTAAATCCATATTGTCCACCAGATAGTGAATTATATAAAGTAGATAGTCTAGGTCTTGAAAGAAAATATCAAAAATTATGTCGCATCGCAAAAATGGATGCTTGGCATGATCATCATAATATTCCACAATTAGACAAAACAGAAATCGATAAATTTGTTGTAGAACATATTCCTGATGGGTTAAATTGCTATAAATTAAATGATGTCGCAGGAAGTGGTTCTTTAGATACTGATAGTTTATTGAAAAATGAAGACGGGCAACCAAGTAGCGAAGATATATTTTTATTTCGAATGTTATTAAACGTACATACATGGAATAATAATAAAGATTTACAACCAAAACTTATAAAGATGTGTAGACCTAATTGTGATGGATATATTAAGGATTATGGGGTAATTGGTGATGATAACAAACAAGTATTCAACGCAAATATTGTAACAAATCGTTATGTTGTCGGTCATATTCCATTGGGTAGTGATTCGGAAAAAGAAAAGAATGTTTGTGATCCTCCAATTGTGTACGATAAAAACAATTCACAAATACAAAGGTTTTTTGAAGATCACGGCATCAACGAAGATATTTTTATTATACGAGATGTTGCGTATGGAAATTGGGCAGATGATATAAAAAAGTGGAAACAAACGGAAGGGAAAAAAGAAACAAAAATTGTTACACTTCAAAGTGCGGCCGGCATTTTTGATCCTGGTCCTTCGACGCATTATTATTCAAGTGCTGGTGTCAGACAGGGGTTTTCCGATAAAACGTCTCGCTCTTATTATGGATTATTTGATGCTTATAATGATGTTGGGTTTAATAATGACGAAACCGCAATTTTGTATCCTAAGATTGTTAAAGATAATGACGATGACGATGACAATGACAATGACAATGACGATGACGATGACAATGACAATGACGATGACGATGACGATGACAATGACAATGACAATGACGATGACGATGACGAACACAAAGACAGCACTATTCTTCGTAATCAATTACTATTTACCCGATTTGATTGTACATTATATGCTAAAACATTAAAATTACCCTCTAGGGAAAATAACTTATATACAAAAGGTGAAACCGAGGATTTTATTGAATCCGCAAACGTAAATTTTATGGTAAATGATAATAATAAAATATATATCAGCACCAAAAAAAACTCGAATAAGGCGCAAAAAATAACTGAACTACCTAAACAAGATATAATTATTAATTTAAGTGCTTCGAAAGACCGCGGTACATTTGATTCTCGTGTATTTCAAAGTTATTCTTATAGTGAATTGATTAAAGAAAGTGGTAAATTAAAAATTATGACAAAAAAATTTGGTGATCATGGTCAAGCAGTTACAGCGTGCCGATCTAATTTATCTTATAAATTATTTACTCCAACAGATACGCCGCAAGGTGTACAAATTACTTCTGAACAAAGTAACGGTATTCATGCGTTTTTATCATATGATCGTGTAGCTGTTGCGTCAGCAATATATTATGGAGCACCAATAGTGATTTTTGTAAATCAATCTGGGGCCCTCATATTTTTAAGTAAACAATTGAGAGATGCTGTTAATACACCCTCAGAAAAATTGAAATCTATACAATTATCTATTCAACGGAAAAAAGACGCATACACTTATTTGTCAGTCGGAATTGGAAAATTAGAAAAGGAAAAATCTTTAAATGACACAATCAAAGAAAAAATTGATAAAATAAAATCTTATTTGGGCATTATTCAGGATTATATTCAAAAAATTTATAGTTATTTATTTCATGACAGTGCGTATGAACTCGCAAATGTTGCCAAAAGTGATATTGTGTATCAATCACTATTGATGATATTATTTGTTACTCGTTCGTTTATCAATATGTATGTTACTAATATTGGTGAAAATTTATTTTCATTTATGACCACATTAATAGCAGCAGATACTAGTTATAGTGTTTGGGAAACTGCGTATAAACCACTCGAGTTTGATGCTTCTAAAATTGATGATATTATACAAAGTGAAACGGAAAACTTGAATAAAGTTAGTAATATTGTCAATACTTTACAAAATAACATAACTAATTATGGTATTATTGAAAATGTTGAAATCGGTCTTGAAAATATTTCAACCATCATTTCTGATAATGATAGTGAGGATTTATACAAAAATATATATAATGTGATGTCCAAGTTGAAATTAAAGAGTTCTACGAAGGACCGATTCAACTCATGTAATCCATATAGTGGAACTCAAAATGAAAGATTGTGGCGTAGTAAACTTACAAAGATGTCGTCACAAACAATGATAGGCGTTGTTCTATGCTTACCCGATTTTGTAACTATTTCTGAAAATATAAGCGATTATGTTTTTAAAGATTTTAAATTAAATGAAACTATTACCAAAAATATAACATTCACTTCAATTTTTTCCATTATTTTAAAGAAATTATATGATAAATGTAATCCACGATTAAGCTCTTATTTATATGTATCGCTAGGTTTAAATAGTAATAATACCTTTGATAATGATAGTCGTTCATCTTATAATGTTCAATTATTAACTCATGACAATTTCCTAACTACTGTAGATTATACTACTTTTGATACAATAGAATCACACACTATTGATTATACGATTCCAGCAATTCATACGATGGAAAAAGACACAGACGAAGACAAAGAAGAATATAAAGAAGAATTAACGGTAAAAAACCTTAAACAAAAAGAAGGCAAAGGTTTTATTTCTAAAGGAAATTTACGTTCTCACGCAAAAGAATTACGTATTGGAAAGAAGTATGGTGGTATAAAAAATCGAAAAAGACGTATTAAACGAACAAGGCGTAGAAAAACGATGAAAAAGCGTAAAACAAAGAAAAAACGAAAAGTAGTTGGTGGTTCGGATATACTAACTGAAACACAAACCCAAACATATGAAGAAAAAATAAAAAACCTCCCGGAAAATAAATTGGTAGAACAAGCAAAGATTATTAGTAGTGAATTAAATAAATACCAAGGAAATATTTCAGATATAAATAAAATAAAGTTACAAAAAGAATTAAGGATGATTAATGAGACACTTTTAACAAGAGGAACACAACCAAACGCTTCAAATACACCATTTACTGGTCCCGGTAACAAATTAGGAAGTGACCCTAAATACACTATTTCCGCTATTGTAAGAAATATAATTATAATTATGAAACAAAATAAGGTTGTACGTGAAGCAAATTCACGAGATAAATTATTCAAAATGGATTTAGATACATATGTTAGAAAAACACATATTTTAAAACAATGTGAAATAGCACTAACAATAATTGGTTATTCTATTTTGATGAAAGATTCATCGATAAATGTACCACAAGAGGGTGGCGAATTAAATGATACAATTCAATTTATTTTATCAAAAATCAAAGAATTAAAAATCAAAGAATCAGAGACAACAGAGTATGAGTCTGACGATTTTGATGATTTTGATGATACACATCCATTTACTGTGTTGGAAACAATAATTAATAATAAAAATTTACTGGAACAATTAAATGTTTTTTTCATAGAGGAATATGATAAAGAAGTAATAGAAGAAGTTACGGAAACTATAGATCAAACCGAAAATATAAAAGAAGTTATAGGAACTATAACATTAGCAATAAAACAAATTACAAGTCAATTAAACGCTTCTTATAAAATACAAGAGGACCTTTTGGGTATTACAGAAGATGATGATGAATTATTAGAATTGAAATCCATTGTCGAAAAACCTAATGTGACTTTAAAAGAAATTTATGAATATATTAATGCAGAAGAAGAAGAAAGTGATAAATCAATGGACACAGAAGAAAAAACTGATAAATCAATGGACGCAGAAGAAGAAACTGATAAATCAATGGACGCAGAAGAAGAAACTGATAAATCAATGGACGCAGAAAAAGAAACTGATGACTCAATGGACACAGAAGAAGAAACTGATGGTAAATCTAATAAACGAGAACGTGACGACGATCCCAAATATACTAGCACATCTAATAAAATTAGGAAAAATAAAGATAATTAAGTATAATGTAACAATATAACCATGAATAACGATATACATGTAAATTATCAACCCGAAAATATAAATTCAAAACAATTGAAAATTATGGTGTTTGTAATGAATGCTTTAGAAAAGGGTTGGAAAGTACAAAAAGACGATGATAATTATACTTTTGTAAAAAAACATGAAAATAAAAAAGAAGTATTTAAAGAGGAGTATTTAGAACAATTTTTAGTGTCTAACTTCGATATTGAGACCTTAAAATAATTTTTACAAAATATTATGGTTGTATATCAACTCATTATCGTTACATATTTTTGAATTATTATTTTGGTCATTGTATTTTAACACTGCTATGGTGTGGTTTTGAATTAACCAATTGTCCAAAAGTATTTAGCAAAACATTTTTTATTCATTTTTTATATTTTAAATGAATAATTAAGTTTTTAACGAAAAACAACTTAAATCTAGTAACAAAGTTATTATTTTGGTAAAACTGTAGGTTTATAATAATTAATTTAATTTGATTTAATTTAATTAAAATCCGAAATTATTTTCTATTAGAAGAGTATATAAGAAAAGATGGCTGGAGCACTCATGCAACTCGTCGCCTATGGCGCCCAAGACGTATTCCTTACCGGAACCCCCGAAATTACCTTCTGGAAGGTGTCTTACAGACGCCATACCAACTTTGCTATGGAATCTATTGAACAGACTTTCTCTGGTCAAGCCGATTTCGGTCGCCGTGTCACCTGTACTATCAGCAGAAACGGTGATCTTTGCTACCGCACTTACCTTCAGGTCACTCTTCCTGAGATCAACCAGTCCATGAACTCCGAAGGTGGTGTTTATGCTCGCTGGTTAGATTTCCCCGGAGAGCAACTTATTGCCCAGGTTGAGGTAGAGATTGGTGGTCAGCGTATTGACCGTCAATATGGTGACTGGATGCACATCTGGAACCAACTTACCATGTCTGCCGAACAACAACGCGGATATTTCAAGATGATCGGTAATACCACCCAACTTACCTACATCACCGATCCTTCTTTTGCTGACATCAGTGGTCCCTGTGCTGCTGCTGGTGGACCTTCCCAGGTCTGTGCCCCTCGCAAGGCCCTTCCTGAGACCACTCTTTACATCCCCCTTCTTTTCTGGTTTTGCCGCAATCCCGGACTTGCTCTTCCTTTGATTGCCCTTCAATACCACGAGGTCAAGATCAACATTGATTTCCGTCCTATTGGTGAGTGTCTATGGGCCGTCAAGACCCTTGAAGGTACTTCCGGAACTCTTTCTTCTTCCACTGCTTACCAACAATCCCTTGTTGCCGCTTCCCTTTACATCGACTATGTCTTCCTTGACACTGACGAGCGTAGAAAGATGGCACAGAATCCTCACGAGTACCTCATCGAGCAACTTCAGTTCACCGGTGACGAATCTGTCGGTTCCTCTTCCAACAAGATCAAGTTGAATTTCAACCACCCTTGTAAGGAACTCATCTGGGTTGTCCAACCTGATGCCAATGTCGATTACTGTTCCTCCCTTGAGGGTGGTCAGACCCTTTACAAGACTCTTGGTGCCCAACCTTTCAACTATACCGATGCCGTCGATGCTCTTCCTAATGCCGTCCACGCTTTCGGTGGACCTGCTGAGACTTCTGGTGCTAATGCTTTCATCACTTCCGGTGGTCTTTTCCAGGATCCCGGTGCTATGGGATCTGAGGGTATGACTGGTGATCCTACTCAGTGGGGTGCTTCTCCTAATGTGTTCGGTGCTGCCTCTGGTGATGCCGGTCTTGGTGAGGTTATTGATGGTTCATTCGTCTCTGATGCCGGAACATTCGTTCTTTCTGAGACTGCCCTTGACATGCATTGTTGGGGTGAGAACCCTGTTGTCACTGCTAAGCTTCAACTTAACGGTCAGGATCGTTTCTCCGAGCGTGAGGGTTCTTACTTCGACGTTGTCCAACCTTTCCAACACCATACCCGCGCCCCTGATGCCGGTATTAACGTGTACTCCTTCGCCCTTCGCCCTGAAGAGCACCAACCTTCCGGAAGTTGTAACTTCTCCCGTATTGACAATGCCACCCTTCAGCTTGTTCTTTCCAGTGCCACTGTTGGTGGAACTGCCACTGCTAAGGTCCGTGTTTACGCCACAAGTTACAATGTGCTCCGTGTCATGAGTGGCATGGCTGGTGTTGCTTACTCCAATTAAGCGTGTTCTTAAATTGTATATTTTATTGAATATTGAATGTTAATTAATGTGTAGTTATGTTACACATTATTTGAAAAAAGAATTATCTATATGTATTGGTTATAAGACAATATGTTGAACAAATATTTTGTATGTATTTCTATATATGACTATATTATATAGATTAAATGAAATTAAATATGGTTTTTTGTATGAATTGTCATGGTGGATATATTATTCGCAATATAAAAAAATATAATCATAAAATATTAGATGATTATAATATTCATTATATCCAATACGTAGGTAAAAAATATCTCATCGACAATAAATTAACAGATGATGATATTAAATTAATAAAACAAGCAAATATATTAATTATCCAATATATTAAAAACGATAGAGGGATGTTAAATCACAATTATATAAAACAAATCGCAACAACAAATAATATATATATATTACCTCATTATACTTTTGATGGTTATTTTCATAATAATGTCACAGACAAATTAATTAAAGAAAATAAAACAATATCACAAATTGAAAATGCTAGTGAAAAATTAAATATAAATATAGATAAAATAGTAAATAATTTTAATGAAAATATGAGTAAAATTAAAAATTTGGATAAATTGAGTTTCGGCAATATGTTTTCATTTGTAAAAAATAATAACAAAAAATTTAGATTGTTTCAAAATAATGGGCATCCTAATAATTTATTTTTTATAGAACTTACTAATCAATTACTTCAAAAAATTGGATATACTGATAAATTAGAGGGTGTTTATACAAATCACTCAAATCACTCAAATCAAATATGTCTAATATATCCACAAGTTCAAAATGTATTAGGGCTAGAATTTGATTGTAATATAAACTTTTATGGTATAGTTATATCTACAAATCAATACTTAAAAATAATAAACTACAAAACTTGTTTTAATGCCAATATAGTTAATAAAATCAACTATCTTACAAGAAATATAAAGAAAAAATATGTTGGAACATCAACTTTTTTTCATTTATTAAATAAAGATTTATTAATAAAAATTATAAAATTAATAGAATAAAAACCTAAATTATAATGACGTTTTAAATGTTCAAAATTGAAAAAACGCAATTTTAACGCCATACTTAGATTATTGAATGTTAGTTAATGTGTAGTTATATTACACATTATTTGAAAAAAGAATTATATTACGTTAATATAACACGCAATGAATGCGGAATTTATTGAATTAATTACGAAACGCTTGGGTCCATTGATTCTTGGACAATGTACTGAACAAAATGTACTAGGAACTATGAATTCATTACTATATAATCCAATACCATTTGAAACGTGGAATATTGTTTATGATATATTGTTAAAAAAACGTAATTTTGTAGAACATGAAAATGGCAAACGGTTTTTGCGCTGGAAACCAACAAATATTGAAGAATATCATTATCGTATAAGTCAATGTACATATTATGCGTGGATTATTGATGAAAAAAATATCTCTCATTATAGAGATAAAGAAATTGACGATTACTTTTCTGAATGATAATATTTTGAAATCATATTATGTAAAACTAATTCAAGATGACCAAAATTAAAATATTATCTAGAATCAAACCAAATTTGACAAGAAATAATAGCGATAGTTGTGTAAAAACATATGAAAATCAAATTATGGTTCAAAAACCGCAAAAAAGTTACGCAGGAAATTACAATATGACACATAAATATGGATTTGATAAAGTATTTGATGACAAATGCATTAATATGGATATATATAACGAACTCGGTATTGATATGCTAATGAATGTATTAAAATACAAGAAAAATGTTACTTTTTACGTGTATGGACAAACCGGTTCGGGTAAAACGCACACGATATTGGGTTCACCAAAAGAACGAGGTTTTTTACATACTTTATTGTCCGATATGTTGGAAATGAAATTAGACGCGAAGATTTCGTTTATTGAGATTTATAATAACAAATGTTACGATATTTTGAACGAAAAAAAACAAGTATTTCAACGTGAAGATTCTAAGAATCAATTTATTGTACAAAATTTGAAACAAAAGGATTTGAACCAAGAATCAGATATTCAAGAAATCCAAACTATCATTTCCGAAAATAGAAAAGTGGGTGTTTCGAGTGAAAATTCTACTTCATCGCGCTCTCACTTACAAATAACTATTGATTTAGGAGATCGATTTTTACGTATATTAGATTTAGCAGGTTGTGAAAAAGCAAAACAATCTATCTGTAATGATCGCAAACAATTTAGAGAAAATGGTGATATTAATCAAAGTCTGTTTGCGTTAAAAGAATGTATACGTTCTTTAGTTGAAAAAAAAACGCATATTCCTTATCGCCGATGTGAATTAACCAAAATGTTGCGACAATCGTTTTATCAAAATAGTTCTACGTATATTTTATGTACTATACCCCAAGATGCTGTTCATTCACATACAACAGTTGATGTTTTGAATTATGTAAGTGACATGAAAAATTTAAAAAAGGAGTGTGTTCGACAAAATAAGATGCCGTTATGTAATCATTTTGTACAAGGTAGTCCAAGATTTAAGCATGTATTTGCGCATAAAGACACATTTGTAAAATATCAAAAACAAGAGAATGAACTGTTTGAAAAAATGTTACAAAAACAAAGTTCAAAAGTGTTATTGGACGATTGTTTGAGTATTATGCATAAGAAAATGAAATTGTTAGAAGTGAAAAAATAATATAATAAAAATATCCCATATTATTATTATTATATACCATCAAAAAAAGCAAAAAAACGTATATAATATATAATATATAATGGATGAATATTTGATGAAATATATAATGGATTATTTGAAACTATGTGTTAGTTGTAGAAAATATCAAATATACGATTCAAATCGAACTTGCGCAACATGTGCCATATATTACTGTTCGAATTGTGATGTTAATTTGTATCGTTTCGACGCACAGCATAAGTATTGTTATCCTTGTAATGAATACTATCAAGTCAATTATAAGTTATGATTCATTCGTATGATAAAAAAACAATACAATTACCATTTTTTACGTTTTGATTTAGAAATACTTACAAATACCATAGTTAAACCAAGCATAATAACTATAAACAATCCAAAACTTAATATTTCCATTATAATAAGTTTTGATATTAAGATTTACAAATGTTCTGATGATTATACTATCAACATAAAAAATGAAAAATAATATAAATCACATGTAACGATTATTTCGGTTTAATGTTGAAATACTTACAAACGTCAATGTCCAAACCAACATGATAATAATCAAAAGTCCAAAACTTAATATTTCCATTATAATAAGTTTTGATATTAAGATTTACAAATTTTTTTTTCTCGATTCCCTTGACAAAATAAAGAGACCAAATAATAATAATGAAAAAAATATATAAGCGCTAATTGGTTCCATCTATATTTACATGATATAAGAGTCAATACAGAAAAAATAATTAATTGTATTACATGTAACCAGTGCGCCTATATTATTGGAAAATATGGAATATAAACATTAAAATTCCAATGATTCAAATTATATAATTCACTATAAAAATAGCGAATTATGTTACAAAACTATGTTATTTATAGACCCCCGGGAAATCCGACCAGATTGGCACCAATACCGAATCCGGCACCACCACGAGCAGAGGACGCCATGGTAGGAACAAATACGTCCAATACAGCAAATGTTGCTGCTGCTGTGAGAGCAATGATCATCACCTCTTCCATCTTAAGAGATTGCTTAGGAATGGCATAGGCTGCGATAGCAACCATGAAACCTTCGATTAGGTATTTGAGTGCGCGTTTAATGAGTTCGCTAAAGTCAAAAATTCCGTCCATTAATTATATAATATAGACCCCGAAAAAAATGTTTTCATAATTATAGATAATATGAAAAATAACTTAAACAACTAAATCATATATTAATTATATAATTGCTAAATGAGTGAGTCAGTCGCATTTGAACGAAAAACCCTTTCCAACGGAAACCCTAATCCTAAGTATGTAGATGTGTTGGATGAAGATGCCGGAATTGCTGGTCAAAAATTCACATGTATTTCTTTTTTGTCACCTGATAGTATTTTGGAAAAACGTGAGACTTTTCTTTTTAATAAATTTGTAGAGCAATGGGATTTTACTAAATCAATGAACAAGTTCGGCGATTTTATCAATTTTATTTCTTATAAATATAATTTGAATGTGGAAACGGTGTTCAAAGATTATAATGAATTTTGTAAAGAAGAGCAAGATACATTACAGAAGAATGGTGTATCTGATGATTACCAGAACTTTTTGGATAATAACGAGGATAAACTTACGGAGCAGTTCCAGCGCGATCATGCGTTCCAGACTTCTGTTAGGGGTCTAAAGAGTCGTGGTAATTTCCCCTCTCAAGAAGAGGCCGAGCAATTTTGTAAGAAGTTGCGTGAGAAAGATCCAAATCACGATATTTTCGTTGCTCCTGTTGGTGTATGGTTGCCTTGGGATCCTAATGCTTACAAGACTGGTCGTGTCGAGTTCATGGAGGAGGAGTTGAATAAACTTCACCAGGAAAAGATGCTCAACGAGAAGAAGGCAAAAGAAGAGTTTGACAAGCGTGTCAAAGAGACTAAGCAAAAGGCGATTGAGGAGAATATTGCTAAAGCAGAGAAATCCGGAAATAAACTAACTCAAACCATTACAGAAGACGGTGATCTTATTGGTGTAAAGGAAACCGTTGATTTTGAGAGTCGCGATGTTGCCGATGAGGAGGGGCGCAAGAAACACGAAGAAGGGGTAATCGAGAATGCTAAAGAATCGAGTGCTGCAAGCATCAGTGATGAATTTTCGAATGAATCACAGAAGGAATCTTAAGTAGTCTATAGTTTCGTATAATCATAATTTGTATATTATGATTATTTATTTACCATTTACTGGTTGTTTTTTTAACGGTGACTTGTTGACCCGAATTGCGTTTCTTTGCCTTAGACGGATCATATGCTTCATCTTCATCATCAGAACCCATATTTTTCGAAATATCCCAAAATTCTTTTGACCCTAATTTGAAATCTGGACGACCTTCGGCTTTGTACCAGAAGATTTGATCATATAATTTATTGGATTTTGCGTTGTTATTGATCACTAGACATTCAAAATTTTCAGTTGTTTGATCCATCACAGAAGAGAAAGATTCCAATGTTGGAAACATAGAAGCATAATTTTCCCAAATGCGCTTTCGATTGGTCATGTATGGTTCTCGTAAAATAAATACGTAATCAATGTTAGTACGCAAATTGGGGGGTATGCCTAAAGGATATTGCATAGTAATAATTAGCATTACTTTCCAATGACGACCATTCATAAATAGCAATCGCATCATTTTATCGCGAGTCCACGATTGATCATACAAACAATCATCTAATATAACAAATGTTCTTGGATCAATAGTTGATTTACGATACAATTCAACATCTTTGTTCATTTGTTTTAACACTGCTTTTTGTCTTCGCAATACATTTTCAATCAAAACAGTGTTATATTCTTCATGAATGAACAATTTAGGCACATGCGCAGCATAAAAACCATTACCAGCTTCTGTTCCAGATATAACCGTTCCAATAGGAATATCTTGATGATGATATAATAAATCGCGAACCAAGAAAGATTTACCAGTATCTCTTCGACCTATCATAACAATGACTGGACCTTTATTCTCATCGGGTTTAAATGTAATCCATCTCATGTCAAACTTTTTTAGTTCTAATGTCATTGTTTCTATTATAAATAAACTATGACATTAAATTTGTGAAATAAATACGACGTTTTCACGTTTATTTTTCTTGAAAATTGTATTAATACACCTTATATGTCTAAATTCAAACTTCACTATAATAAAAATCCATCGTTAGATTTATCTATTTTAGGAAAACAATATAGTGAAAATAATGATATAGTTCATGATTATAATCCATACAGTATAAAACAATTACAACAATATCAACCTTTACATAAATTATTTTTTGAAATGAACCAAAACAATTTCGAGACAATATCGTTTAACCAAAAATTTCATATCATGGATTTAACACATGTCCAAGAAAATGAAAATATATCAGTAGAAAAAGCAGTTTTTATGAAATTTTCACCTCTCTTGGACCCTTATCGATATATGATCGGAAAATATGATGTGGACGATGTTAGAATTACAACACTCCCTTCTTTAGAAAGTGATATAAATCAATGTCATCCTAAATTACTAAATCATCATAATGCTTCTTATATTGATGGATTTTTCTGTTTTTTAACAAGTATTGTTTTAAATCATCATAATATGCCCCATGGAATAGATTACTATGGATCCTATTTAGGAATCCAAGAAAAATTTAGGGTCGATATAGCCGATGATTTGGAATATATGCAAAATTCTTCTTTTTTTAATAACAATATCGGTAAATTATTTTACATTGGAGACGATAATACGAATACACAATTCAAATTGTTCCCTCTTCTTGGAAATTCACGTAAGAATAAAGAAAAATTGGATATTGGCAATGAATCATTGGATATTGAAGTTGACGACTTGTCTGTATTAGATGAACAAAATGTCCAAGACAATGATGATGATATTGAAACAATTTACAGCAAATCATCTAAAAATTCTTCTATGACAAGTATGTCGTCCGATTCTAATAGTGAATTGAATTATAGTTCAGAAGAGGGAAGTGAGACAAATAGTGTATCTTCAACAGATGAAGATGATGAAGATGATGAAGATGATGAAGAAGATGATGAAGATGATGAAGAAGATGATGAAGATGACGAAGATGATGAAGAATTGTTTGCGTATATTCATAATTACCCAGTACAAATGATCTGTATGGAGAAATGCGACGGAACATTAGATGATTTGTTTGCGAATGAAAAGGTAGATGAAAAAATAGGTGCTAGTATTTTATTTCAAATAGTAATGATTTTAATGATTTATCAAAAAATGTTCTCTTTTACACACAATGATTTACATACAAACAATATTATGTATGTCGAAACAAACGAAGAATTTTTATATTATACTTATGATAAAAAGCATTATAAAGTGCCAACATATGGTAAAATATTCAAAATCATTGATTTTGGACGAGCAATTTTTAAATTCCAAGGAAAAACATTCTGTAGTGATAGTTTTGCCAAAGATGGGGATGCGGCAACGCAATATAATTGCGAACCATTTATGAATTCAAAACGTCCAAGATTAGAACCAAACAATAGTTTTGATTTATGCCGTTTAGGATCTTCCCTGTTCGATTTTGTCATGGATATTGACGACAAGGATGAAGAGTTAGATCAACTACAACAAACTATAAAACGATGGTGTTTAGATGATAATGGTAAAAATATATTATATAAACGTGATGGTGACGAACGATATCCTAATTTTAAATTGTATAAAATGATTGCTCGCAGTGTTCATCAACATACTCCAGAAGCACAATTAACATATGATTATTTTAATCAATTCTTAGTAGAAGAAATGTCGGAAAAAAATATAATTATAGACGATTTACCGTGTTATATTCATAAATAATTTTATTTGATATACAATCAAACAAAATTGAAAAGATTTGACGTTTATAATTATTGAAAATATACATTTAATTTACTAATATAACCATGCTTTCTGGAAACACATACACATTCTTGTATATAGAAAAGTATAATATCGCGCATTCTAATCCGAAACCGAATCCGAAACCGAAACCGAAACCGAATCCGAAACCGATTAACTATACAAAACCTGCCCTAACAAGATCGAAAAGTCGTTCACAGCGTCTTGATAAAAAAAATGAAGAAAATAAAAATGAAGAAAATAAAGAAGATGTAATTTCGGAAGAGTACTTAAAAAATTACTTTAATTCAGACAACTCCTGGGATTCGGAATGGTAAATTTATATTATGGTTTAAAAACTGGGAGTATCCGTAAATACTTCTGTAGTCGCATTATTTAATACCTTTGTTTCTGTAACTACATTGAAAAAATCCCGAATGTACGTTTGAAAATTAAAATATAAAAAAGAACCGCCTAACGAACTCATCAATACCAAGACACAATCGCGAACAACATCTTTCAACGGTTTCATTTCATCATGGAAATATTTTACCTCTATGAATTTTGCCAAACAAAAGGCAACAGTAATAAATATAGCAACAATAAACATATCGTCCATCTTCCTAAATATATGTGTATGATGATTTTGTTACCTTTTTTTTTAACGAATTGATTTTTTGAATAAAGTTAAAGATTTTACAACATAATAAATATGGACTCATTTTTATTATGGATTTCGTTATTTTCACTAATATATAGTAAATGGATTTCAAATAATATTGTTCATTCGTATAATGATACTAAAATTACAATTAAAGAAAATATTATAGATTCTATGAATATACCAAGCAGATTTTTAATTGCTCCACATGAATTAGACCCGCATGAAGTAGTTCATTTTTTCATGATCTGGAATATTTAAGGGAGTTCTTCCGCCTCTAAAAATATATCAGCACTTTCAATATTCTTTCGAGGTTCGTCTAACACATCAAATCCGGTCAAATCCATGGTGTCTGTATGGATTTGAATACGATCATCATCATCTGAATCGGATTCTTCTTCCATTCTTCGTTCGAGTGCTCTTGATACACTAATATCTTCTAATCGTTCTAGTGTTTTCGGCGCTTCTATTTTTTCTTCTTCATTATTTGATGTCAAGGCAGAATCTATATCGTTAAATGTAAGTGTAGTAACAACCTTTTCGTCATCTATATTCTTAATCGTTGGTGTTACCGGAATAACTTCCTTTTCTTCTTCAAAATCTTTGGATTCACTTTCCATATTTTCGTCTTCATTTGACCCAGGTTTGACAAGTTCGGGTTCTTTCATATTTTCAATAAAGACTTCCTCTTCTTGCTCCACGCTTTCATCCATATAAGCGCGAATAATGGCTTCGGTAGGAATACTTTCGCGAATCGTAGTTAAAATTGCTTCTTGAATAATCATTTCTAATTCACGCGCGTTCTTTTGGATTTGAAGAGGACTAATATTTTTCTCAAATAAGTATACGTTACTATATACGCGACGCGCAGTATTAATATAGATTTTATGAACAAAAGGGTCAAGTTTTGGTATATCAATGTCAATTTTCTTCTGTTTATTTCCTACACGAATACAAGTAAGAACTTTAAGTTGAATGATATGGACACATGTGATCAAATCTTCTAAATAATTACATCCTGAACGCTCAATGATTCGTTTTCGCTCGTCTTCAATAATAGTAGCATTCCATTTTGGAATGCGGGACATCAAATTCTGAAAAGTCATTAAATACTTTCCCATTTCGTCAGTATCGGCACAAATTTTCCACGATTCATCAAAGATAGACTTCAATCCTTCTTCTACCAAAGGTGTGAAAATACTTACTAAACGACTACACCATTCATTACGCGATTCTTGTAAATTGGAAATTACAAAATCATCCATTTTTACATAATATTTATATTTGTTTTTCTACTTTGAAACGAAGGTGTCTAAATAGAAAAATATAGTAAACATAAGTAATTTTTCATTTCTATATTCTGCCTTAATTTTATGAAAATACATAATTACATCGTATTTTTGAACTTCAGATAATAAATGGGTTTGTTTTATCCAATTAATCGTCTCTATACAGGAATATCCATTTTCATAAATTGTATTCACAATTTGAACCCATTGATAAGGTGTTTTGTCTAATTTGTTAATTATTTGCGAAACCCATTCGAAAGAATCAGGTTTTATACCATATATAGATTGTAAATGATGTTGATGTAAATTAAGCGACTTTCCATTTTCTTGAATATTGTCAGGAACATATATCTCACAAAATCGAGATAAAATTGGATTTAATAATTTATGTTTATTCTCTACGATAATAAAAAAACGCGTATTGTGACTGAACGATTCAATACAACGTCGCATTGCCGATTGAGCATCAATGGTTAAACTATCGGCATTAAATAATACAATTGTTTTGAACTGAATGCCTTTATTTGATTGTACATTTGTTTTGGCAAAAAATTTTAACTCTTCTCGTATAAATTTGATTCCTTTTCCGTGCGCACAATTTACATACATAACATTCGTCTTTAATTTGTATTTATCATTGTCATATATTTTGTGAATAAATTCATATACAATTGTTTTCTTTCCTGTACCACATGAACCGTGAAACAATAAATGCGGTATTTTTCTATTTTTCAGAAATCCATCTAATTTTGTTTGTATATTTTCATGTACAGGCAAATAATTTACACAACTACTATTCATTTATAGAATAAAACATATATGATTTTATATATGTTTTATGGTAATTATTGTTTCTCGATAATTTCACTCAAAACTTTATTGAATTGATCGTTTTCTAAGTTCAATAATTTATCTATTTTATCCTGGTCCATGGAATTATATATTTTTTCTAAAGCATCTTGATGTTTTTGGGAAAGGGAATCGATAAATTTAATCTTTTCAGGAGTTGCGTTGTTTAATAGATATTCCATATTTTCATCGTCGCCAATTTCAAAGTTTTCTCTAAAATATTTTTCATATTTTGTTTGAAACGTCTGAATATCATCTTCTGACCAATTACTAAATAAATTGTCGAAAATTTCTTGCGTTTTTTCACCTTGTTCTTGAATAGATAATTTGTCTTTCTCTAATTTTTTCAACTCCTTAAACAATTTCTCTTTTACTTCATCAAATTTATCTGTAGTTTCTGTTTCTAATCCTTCAATTAAAGTAGACATGTGATTATACATAATTATATATAAAACAGTAAATATTATACCATGTAATAGTAAGGCGATAGTTTTACATTTATATGGTTCTAATATGACTCCTGGGCAACAGATAATAAATAATAATACCGTCCATCCGAATAAAAACAATTGCTTCATTATATAATGGACTTATATAAAATTGAAACAACTAAATTATTCATTAAAAACTAAATAAAAATAAATTAACATACATAATATGAAGAAAACTATCATCAAACGTGTTGGAAAATCGTTTCGCCTGGTCGATTTTCACATATTTAACAGGAAAGGTGAGTTGTTTAAAAATGACGACTCTATGAGTGAAGATAGTGACGATCAAGCAAAATGGAATGAGCAAGAAAATTTCATCATTCAAATGTTCGGAATTAATGAAAAAGGAGAAACTTGCTGTGTGTATTTAAATGATTACAAACCCTTCTTTTATATTAAAGTTGGCGACGATTGGGATGAAAATGATGTACAGGAATTGAAGAGAGATATTCAACAAAAGGTCGGTAAATATCATAGCAAAAGTATTCGATCAATTGAATTAGTAGATCGTCATAAATTATATGGGTTCAGTGGTGGTAATAGTCATCAATTTGCTAAATTAACTTTAGAAAATACCACTACATTGAACAGAGTTCGTAATTTATGGTACACATATTTGGATGAAGCCGAAAAGAAATTAACTGGAAATTATAGAAAAAGGAAAGATTATGTCTTTAACGACACCTATTTGGAATTATACGAGAGCACAATTCCGCCTTTGCTACGATATTTTCATATTCATAATGTGAGTCCTTCGGGGTGGATATTTGTAAACACAAAACTCTGTTCTACTCCACCCGTAAAAACAACCACATGTAAGTATGAATATGTTTGTAAATGTAATGATATTAAATCAATGCCTCAAAAAGAAACCATTGTTCCTTACAAAATATGTAGTTTTGATATTGAGGCGAGTAGTAGTCACGGCGATTTTCCACTGCCAATTAAAACATATAAAAGATTGGCCATGAATATTGTCGATGTCTTTATGCGTCGCGCAAATTCATCACAAAAAATTACCAGTGAAAATGGGAACAAATTATTGGAAAGGTGTATTTTAACTGCTTTTGGATATGACAGTTTTGAAAATGTGGATATAGTTTATCCAAAATCTCCTATGTCAAAAAAACAAGTGTTGTCGTCTACTAAAATATTATTGGAAAAATGTATTACCGAAATTATGCACTTTAAAACACTAGAAGGACTGGATATAGAAGAATCGTTTGAAACAATGAAAGAGCATCTGGAGTCAGTAAGTGAAACATGCGGTGACAATGGGGGTCAAAATCAGGAAACCGATTCTGTTCCAATATGGAATAAAATGAAACCGAAGAAAACCGTTTTGAAAAAGTCCGATATTAAGTATAAACTAATTGATATTTTGCTAAGTTCTAAATATGAACGTGAAGACAAGATCAAGGTGGTGAATATCATGATTCAACCCGACGATGACGACAGTGTCCCAATGGGACATCCTTTGAGACTTTTCCCCAATTTGGAAGGTGATAAAGTGACATTTATAGGTTCAACCTTCTTGAAATATGGAGAAAAGGAACCCTATTTGAATCATTGTTTGGTATTAGGCGGATGTACTGATGTTCCAGGGGCACAAATCGAATGTGTCAAAACAGAAGAGGATGTTTTGATAAACTGGCAAAAATTAATTCAAAAGGAGGATCCCGATGTCATCATAGGTTATAATATATTTGGGTTTGATTATGAGTTCCTCTTTCGTAGAGCACAAGAGAACAATTGTGCGTCGGAATTCTTGAAACTATCGAGAGTGAAGAATGAAATGTGTGCTAAAGTCGATTCTCAGAACAAAATGTCGATTGAAAATACCAAAATTGTTTTGGCAACCGGTGAATATGATTTGCGATTTTATAAAACAACTGGACGGTTACAAATTGATATGTATACTTACTTTCGACGCGATTTCAATTTAACATCGTATAAATTAGATGATGTGGCTGGTCAATATATTAGCGATAGTGTAAAGCATGTGGATCATCGCTCAGATGATGTTCACGGTGAAGTTACTGATTTATATAGCAATAATTTGGCGGGGTTACATGTTGGCGATTATCTTCATATTGAATTGAGCAGTTTCACTAGCGATTATTATAAAAATGGGAAGAAATTCCAAGTGTTGGATATTATTGAAAATAAAGAGCACAATGGCAAAAACTTCAACGTGATTGTTATTGGGGGAACGCAATTGGACGAATCGACAAAGAAAAATATTAAATGGGGCATGGCAAAAGACGATGTAACACCACAAGACATTTTCCGTCTGGCAAATGGTTCAGATTCTGACCGCGCTATTGTTGCGAAATATTGTATTCAAGATTGTAACTTGGTCCATCATTTGATGTCGAAAATTGACGTATTAACTGGATATGTTGAGATGTCGAGCATTTGTAGTGTTCCTATTTCATTCCTGGTGTTTCGAGGTCAAGGTATTAAATTGACAAGTTATGTGGCAAAGAAATGTAGAGAGAAGGATACATTGATGCCCGATTTGGAAAAAACATCAAATGGGGATGGATACGAAGGAGCAATTGTGTTGCCACCCAAATGCTCAATGTATATGGATAATCCAGTTGCTTGTGTAGATTATGCGTCGCTTTATCCATCTTCCATGATTAGTCAAAATTATAGTCATGATTCCAAGGTATGGTCAAAAGAATATGATTTATCGGGCATATTGGTCAAAGAAACCGGTGAAAAAGACAAAAAGGGTAATTATATTTACGACAATTTGCCCGGTTATGAATATATTGACATTGAATTTGACACATACAAATACAGTCGCAAAACGCCTACTTCTCGCGCCGAAAAAGTAATTAGTGGTAAAAAGATGTGTCGATGGGCACAATTACCAGATGATCAAAAATCGATTATGCCATCTATTTTGGAGGAATTGTTGAAAGCGCGAAAGGCAACACGTAAAAAAATTAAGACAGAACCCGATCCATTTATGCAGAACATTTTGGACAAGCGACAACTCGGTTACAAGGTGACAGCAAACTCTCTTTATGGACAATGTGGTGCTAGAACATCAACATTTTATGAACAAGATGTTGCGGCATCAACTACTGCCACTGGTCGTATGATGATTATATATGCGAAACGTATGGTTGAAGAGGTATATGGGGACCGTGTATGCAAAACAAAAGATTACGGTTTGGTGAAATGTAGAGCTGAATATATTTATGGTGATACAGATTCCGTATTCTTCACATTTAATTTGGAAGACCCTGAAACCGGTGAGAAAATACGGGGTCAAAAAGCACTCGAAATAACTATTGAATTAGCACAAGAAGCCGCCAACTTATGTACACAATTCTTGAAAGCACCTCAATGCTTAGAATATGAAAAAACGCTCATGCCATTTATCTTGCTTTCAAAGAAGCGTTACGTAGGTATGTTGTATGAAGAAGACCCCCATAAAGGCGATATGAAATATATGGGTTTATCGTTAAAACGTCGCGATTCATGCGATTATTTAAAAGATACGTACGGTGGTATTTTGAACATATTGATGAAAAGCGATAATATTCAAGACGCGATTGAATATTTATATCAATCATTGAACAATTTAATTGAAGGTACTGTTCCAATGGAAAAATTAGCCATTACGAAGGCACTTCGTAGTGATTATAAAAATCCCATGCAGATTGGTCATTGGGTTCTTGCTGAAAAAATAGGAAAACGAGATCCAGGAAATCGTCCCAAACCAGGCGATCGTATGAAATTTGTATTCGTTGTCAACAAGGATAAAAAAGCATTAATGGGCAATAAGATCGAAACACCGGAATATATTGTACAAAATAATTTGACCATTGATTATAGTCATTATATTACAAATCAATTGATGAAACCATTACAACAATTGTTTGGATTAGCATTAGAACATATTTGGTCTTATCAGAAAAAAACGGGGGCAATAAAAACATTCAAAAAGGACATGGTCAATCTTGAAAACACAATAAGTGACATGGAATTGTTTATGAAAAGGAAGGAAAAATATTGTTCAGCAAAAGTAAAAACTTTGCTATTCGATAAGTTCTTGACAAAGATTCAACATTCTCAAACGGGAATGCAAACAATTACAAAATTCTTTGCTTAATAACTTAACATAATTGTGTATATTTCTTCATTGCGCATATTATTTAATTCGTTTTGTTGTTGCTCTTTTTCTTGTTTATGAAATTCTCGTTCTATAATTAAAAATTCATACATTTCTTCGTCATTGTACCATAACAAGTGTTTCAGATCTTCATATTCTTTTGCTTCCGGGATAAGTATGACGTTTACACTAGTATCAAATGATATAGATCTTTTTATTTTTATAGGTTTTGATATATTTGGGATATGTTTCCATTTTTGTTTATCTGACAATACCATTTCTATTTTTATAATTTTTATATTTATGTATATTTGTCTATTCATTTTTATCTCGTAGTATTATATAAATGAGTACTTGGTTGGATACTGTTAAAAAAACATTTAAGGATGGTCGCAAAAAAAGTGCTTCTTATAAATTTAAGGATGCACTAACTGACGCAAAGAAAGTATACAATAAAGGGAGTAATGTTGTCGTAGGTGTTGCTAGAAAAACTAGAAAAACCATGAAGCGTGGTATGAAAAAAATGACAAAGAACACCCGTCGCCGTCGTTCAAAAGGAACTCGCAAAAATAGAAGGTAATTAAATTAAATAAAATTGAATTGAAGAACTCCGTTATATAATTATAATAAAAATCGTTATTTATTATAATATGGGAAATCCTATTTTAATTTCACTTGAAGGAAATATTGGGGCCGGAAAATCAACTTTGATTGAACATTTAGAGAATGTTTTACAAAAAGAAGCTGGATGGATATTCTTGAAAGAACCTGTTCATATTTGGGACACAATTGTAGATGAAAATGGAAAAACAGTATTGGCAAACTTTTATGAAGACCCAAAAAAATATGCGTTTGCTTTTCAGATAATGGCATTTACAACCCGATATCAAGAATTAAAGCGTATTGTAAGAGAAAATCCAAATTGTAAGGGTATTATTTGTGAACGTTCTTTAGAAGCAGACAAACATATATTTGCTAAGATGTTACATCGTGATGGATTAATGGATCAATTGATGTACACTATTTACGATAAATATTTTCAAGAATATGAAGGAAATTTCAAATTAGACGGAATTATTCATATTGACGCACTTCCAGAAACTTGCTTTGAACGTGTAAAAGAACGTTCTCGAAATGGGGAATCGACAATTACTTTAGAATATTTACAAACATGTCATGATTTTCATAAAAATTGGTTTGAAAATACCGACACACCTGTTTTACAATTGAATGTAAACGAAAACGTGGATGTTTCGAATTATAATAATCAAACTTCTATAAAATGGTTACAAGAAGTTTTAACGTTTATTCAACAATTTCAAGAAAAACAAACTAATATTGAAACATGGACCAAACAGTTATAAGTAACATAACATTTTGTAAACTTATTTGCTTTTGAATAATTCTCTATTTAATAATCTAGCACTTATTGTTTTTTTACCTTTTTTATCGTTTTGTGTTTCTGTGGTTTCGATTGTTGTTGATGTTCCTGTTCCGGCGGTTCCTGTTCCGGTGGTTCCTGTTCCGGTGGTTCCTGTTCCGGTTGTTCCTGTTCCGGTTGTTCCTGTTCCGGTTGTTCCTGTTGTTGATGCTGTGGCGGTTGATGCTCCCTGACCTATATTTTGTCCAACATTACTAGATGCTTGTGGTTGAGCACCACTTTCACCAGTTGCTTCTCCACTAGAGGAGACATTATAACTACCATCTTGATATTGAATTTGGAATACCTTTGAATCTATTACTAAACTACAGGTTTGAATATTTCCACTGGAATATTGTATATTATTTGCCTGAATACTCATTTATAATAAAAACATATAAAAACTTTCTATGTTTTCAATATAAAATGAAAGAGATCACATTATGGATGATTGTTCAATCAAATAACTCTAAACATATTGATAATTTTAACACTATTAATCAGAAAATTCATTTACAGTATTTTCCAGGGATCCAAAGTTGTGAACATTATCAAATATTTTCAGATTTTTCTGTTCACAAAAATTACTTTCATACAAATTATGTAAACTTGTTACAAGACAATCCAAGTGTTTTGGGTGAAAATTTATCGCATATGTTGCTTTTTAATAAAATTTTAGAGAAAAGTAATCATGATTGGAATCTTGTATTGGATGGTTCTATTTTATTGAATATAGATAAATTCCTAGCAAATTATGAAGATATTATAAAAAATGCCGAAGAAAAGGGATCTGAATGTATTCAATTGTATATGCCTCCCAAGTTTTTTGTTATGAATAATAAATCCATTAGTAATCATACAGAATTGTATGATCTATCGTTACAAATAGACAATAAAGCATATTTAATTCATAAAAAAGGGATTTCTAAATTTATAGAACAATACCCGTTACAGAAAAACATTACGGAACAATTTGGAGAAATGATTCCTAGTTGGAAATCTTTATATTGGAAAAATGATTGTTTTCATGTCATGTAATACATATATTACTTATTCGAATTATATGTATTTATTTTTTGCTAGAACGTCTACGTGATGATTTACGCTTCTTCATTGTGCGTTTAGGTTTATGTTTACGTGTACCCTTCTTTTTATTTCTTCTACGTTTCGTTTTACCACCACCTCCAGTAGCATTATCAGCATCAATAGGATTGGTAGAATTACCGTCAGCAGCATCAGCACCAGCAGGTTTTTCTGGTTTTTCGGGTTCTTTCACTTCAATCTCTTTTGTCAATCCAAGAATTTTCTTCAATAAAGTAGTAATCATAGGAGCACTGTCCTTACCGGCAGAAATTATATATTTATCACCCTCTAGAACCATGTTAAAGTCACCTGTTTGGACACCGCTTCCTCCAGTTGCTGCTCCTACCGATTGAATGCGACCAATTACACTCTTCACTTCTCCGCCGGCGTCGTCAAAACCAAATACAAGTTGTGTACAAGCATTCGCTCCAGCAGCAAATTTTAAATCTAGTTTTGAAAGATCTCTTAATTCCTTTTCTAGCGCAGCAATATCAGTACGTTTAGAAGAACGAACTATTCCAGTGCTTACATCAGTATCACTAGAAATTGCCGATTTAATTAAAGCAAATAATTTCGCAGAATTCAGTTTATCTGGTGATTCGGTTAGATTACGATTCTCCCCGGAGTCTAATACATGACATTTTACATCTGCACCTAGATCAGTACCAGCGTTTTTATTTAAGTTTATAACATCAGCTGATCGTGCTGCAACAATTTTTACAGATGTATATACCTTCAAATCCTTTTTAAAATTGTTTATCGCACTTGATGATTCGGAATCACCTTTGTGTTGACACGCAATAGCAACCATGTTTTTAGTTAAACCGCCTAGATTGGCAGTTAGGTCCATGCCTACAACACGTGTATCTATAGCAGGAGCAGCATCATTATTCGTAGTTGGCGGAATCTGATCAATCGGATTATTCGAATCACTCATTTTAATATATAATATAGGAACAAATTATTTGTCACTTTATGTTAGATAATGAAAATTTCCCGTAGTCGTTTTTACAAACCGTGGATATTATTTGCAACTATTTTGGCTATTTTTGCGATTTTAACTATATTTTACATTGTAGTTACTAAATATTTAACGTGGAAATCTAAGGAAATCCAAGAAAACTTCTTGGACTCAACGCCTAAATATTCTTCAGATGTAGGAATTGTATCAATGATCAAAGACCCGAAAAACATAGATACGTGGTTAGAAAAACACCGCACCTTGGGTATTAAGCATTTTTATATTCGTTTAGAAGAAACCCCTGATTTAGAAGAGTATTTAGAATCACAACCAGATGTTACAGTAAAGGTTGGAAAATCAACAGGAGTGAATGAGTATGATGAAATCCAAACACGACAAAACAAATGGGTAAACCAAGCGTTCGAATTAGCAAAATTGGATGGTAATAATGTTCAATGGTTGATACATATTGATTCTGATGAAATTTTAAAAGGAGATTTAAAGAAAGTCCAAGACTTACCCGAAGATGTTCGCACATTTTGGATACAAAATATTGAGGCCAAATTCGATAAAATTCCTGGAAAAGAGGACAATTGTTTCAATGCGTCGAAATTTGCTAAATGTGGAACGAAGGATTCGGGGTGTGTGAGTTACGCAAATGGAAAAAGCGGGGGTCGCGTATCGTCGGATGTATCTTGCTTTGGTCCTCATCGTATGAAGAGTGAAATAGAAACAAATGAATCGGTAAAGTTAGATGATTTAGAAGTAGAACATTATGAGAGTTGCGATTTCAATATTTATAAACAAAAGTTTAAAAACCTTTCAGTCCAAGACAAGGAAACTAAAATACCATTTTCTTATTATAATGAGTCGATTAAAGCAGCAAAAGATGATGATGATGATAAACTCCAAGAAATATATAAAAAATATCGCGTAAACGCATAAAATTGATATAAGTTCATATTTTGTTGTGAATAGCAAAATACGAAAATGAATCAAAGTAGAAACATCAAACGTGTCCTGGTATTTGACGTGGAGACAACGGGTCTCTTACCAAAAAAGGGGGAAGAAGTTCCCATTGAAGAATTACCCCATGTAATTCAATTAAGTTATGTAATCTTTGAAACGAGTAATTGGAGAGTATCTAAAGAATACAATCAATACATAAATATTCCACAACATGTAGAAATTTCTTCGATAATTACAGAAATCACTGGCATCAATCGTGATATGTGTAACACTGGGATATCTATGGACGCAGCGTTAAAAGAGTTTTGTGAAGACTATATGATTTGTGATACGATTGTAGCGCACAATATATATTTTGATCGACGTATGATTCAATTGGAATTGAAACGTTATGCCGAATCATTGGAACCATTTCATGTAGAAAATGTGTTCTTGCCATCTTATGAAAAAGAGGAAAACAAACAAAATTATTGTACTATGTACAAAAGCAAAAATATATGTAAAATCGAACGTAAAGATAATAAGGGAGAAACTTATTACAAAAGTCCCAAATTGTCGGAATTATACGAATATTTGTTTGAAACAAAGGCGCCGCTGAATTTACACGATTCGCTCATCGATACGTATGTTTGTTTGAGGTGTTTTGTGAAAATGCGTTTCAAGTTTGATATTAGTACGCGTGGGTATAAATCGGAAATATTTCATCATGAAAAGTAAGTGTGTAATATTCGAATATTAAATAGAGTCAATCGAATGGTGGATTTAGCAGTTTTGTATTGCCTACCAATTTTTTATCTCTTTATAGTAAAATGTACATTCCATTTTTAACATCTTTACTTTTTTGTTCGGCACTTGTATTTACAAGTGCTAAAGACATATTATTGGACACAAATAATACATTATTGCTTCGCGGAGAAATAAATGATAAATTAGCAACCGATTTTGTATTTGATCTAAATCGTCGCACAACGAAGACCGAGTTGTATGTTTTCTTGGACACGAATGGGGGATCTGTTGACGCAGGAAATAAAATTGTGAATGAAATCCAAAAACACAATCTTACTTGTATTGCGCAAAAAGCAATCAGTATGGGATTCGTTATTTTACAATCATGTGAAAAAAGATACGTGACACCCCTTTCGACTTTGATGCAACATCAAATCAGTTACGGGGTTAGTGATGAAAAGGCGAAAATAGAAAGTTATGTAGAATTTATTAAACAAATTGGCGAAGAACTTACGGAAATGCAGGCGAACAAAATAGGTATTACCATAAGAGATTTTAAATTGAATACTTATAATGACTGGTGGTTGTTTGGTAAAAAAACAATCCAAGAAAATTGTGCTGATGAAATGGTGGATGTATATTGTACACCCAAATTAACAAATCAAACGTATGTCTTGGACCAGGGAAGTTATAGTTATGTTTATTCCAAATGTCCTTTAGTGACAAATTATATTGAAAAGTCCAAGAACAAAAAAGACGAAGACGATTTTTTCTATTTTCTATAAACGATTGAATCAATTATACAAACTTTTGGCAAGTATTACAATCTTCGCATATTCCAATAATTTCCCCTTTATTTGTTGGATTCATTTGATAATAACACATATTGTGTTGATTTGTAATACAATCTTGGTCTTTCCATAAAGAATGATACAATGGAATTTTGCTTTCTAAAACAGTATGTGCCAAAGATTGAATTTGATTCATCCATAATGGGCATTCTGGATTGTGGGAAAGGGTCCAAGTAATTTCCGGAAGAATAATGTTCGTATTTCTACAAAGAGGACAATCATGATCCCAATGTTCAATACAACTTTCGTGAAATAAATGAGGACACTCCCATTTCTTGATGAGAGTAGTAGAATCTACGTTTTCAAAACAAATGACGCAATTACTTTTCATATTTTTTGTTATAAAACTATGAAAATACAGGAAAAATAGTTCAATTTTATGAAAAAAACAAACTTAGTTAAATTATTAAAATAATACAAAATCAATCTACTTGGGCAAATACCTCTCTTTTTCTATTTTGTTGTACTCGATTAGAACGACGAACGGGTTCCTGAACCTTCCTATCGCGAATCGTTTTCGCCCTCTTTTCCTTACCCACTTTCTGTTTCTCTTCTTTAACCGTTGTTTCGCGTAATCGTAAAAGTGCCTTGGCTGCGTTCAGTTGTGCCAATTTATCGTACATGAATTCGAGGCGCTCGTTCTCGAAAATCGCGAGTTTCTCTAAGAACACTTCAATATTCTCACTTGACAACCAGTAAGATGGTTCTTCGTCGTGGGTTTTGATCGGATCACACCTCATTTTCCACAACTGAGAATGAGAGGTACGAAGTCTTACATCATCCAGGTTGCTGAACATTTTTTTGGCATTGTTGATCTGCTCTCTTCTTAGAGACACCATGCGTTTTTCGATGTCATAGTAAGTATCCATGTTCTGAGGATAATAATGGCGTCTTATCTTATAATTCGCAAAGAGTGCCATTCTTTTGGACCATTCGGTCCAAAGGTCGCGTTCGTAAAAGTTGTTGAGTTGCATGGTTGTTTACTTCTTCAAGTTTTCAATTTTACCTTCCAGTAAAATACAAAAAAGCATTCAATTTTATCTAGGCAGAGCACATTTCACACACTTCTTCTTCTTGCGAAACGAATTCTGGTGTTTCTTCGTCTTTCTCCGGTTCAATTGTAAATTGTTGTGCTTGATGTTTTCCGCGACGCCGCAAATAATAAATGCCCGTTTTCAAACCTTTTGTCCAAGCATAAAAATGCATAGACGTTAATGTATTATAAGTGGGATCTTCCAACCACAAATTCAATGATTGACTTTGACAAATAAAAGCACCTCGATCAGCAGCCATGTCGATCAATGACTTCATGGGTAGTTCCCAGACTGTTTTATATTTGTTGCGTATTTGTTCCGGTATTACATCGATTTGCTGAATCGAACCATTGTTGGCAATAATAGAATTTTTCACTCTTTCATTCCATAAGTTCAAATCAATGAGTTCTTTCATCAAATATTTATTGGCTAATATAAACTCACCCGCAATCGTGCGGCGACTATAAATATTCGATGTAATTGGTTCAATACATTCGTTATATCCTAAAATTTGCGATGTAGATGCGGTTGGCATAGGTGCCAATAACAATGAATTTCGTAATCCATAATATATAATGTTTTGCTTTAAACTATCCCAGTCATATTTATCAGACGGTTTTACATTCCACATATCAAATTGTAATATTCCTTTGCTTGCGGGTGAACCATCAAAACTACTATAAGGACCATCTAGTTTTGATATTGTACACGATTCTACTAAAGCAGCGTGATAAATGGTTTCAAAAATATCCTTATTGAGTTGTCTTGCTTCCAGAGAATCAAATACATAATTCATTTGAATAAATGTATCAGCAAGTCCTTGAACACCAATGCCAATTGGTCGATGTAAAAGATTACTATTGCGTGTTTTATCCGTTGGATAAAAATTTACATCAATTACTTTATTCAAATTATGTGTTACAATCCGTGCAACCTCGTGAAGTTTATCAAAGTCATAGGAAGGTGGTTCTGTACTATAATCAATACATGAAGGTAAAGCAATACTTGCTAAATTACACACAGCACTTTGTTCTTTATTCGATACTTCCATGATTTCAGTACATAAATTGGAAGACTTAATAATGCCAATATTCTGTTGATTCGTTTTTCGATTGGCCGCATCTTTATAACATAAATAAGGTGTTCCAGTTTCCATTTGAGCATCCAATATTTGAAACCATAATTTGCGCGCTTTCATCGTAACACGTCCCCTATGTTCAGTTTCATAGAATTCGTAAAGTGCTTTGAACGCATCCCCATATACCTCAGACAAACCCGGACATTCATCGGGACACATGAGTGTCCAATTGCCATCTGTCTTTACACGTTCCATAAATAGATCCGGAATCCAAAGTCCGTAAAATAAATCGCGCGCTTTTAATTCTTCATCGCCGTGATTTTTACGCATTTGTAAAAATATTTCAATATCTGCATGCCATGGTTCTAAATAAATAGCAAAACTTCCATTACGCTTTCCACCTCCTTGGTCAACATATTTGGCTGTATGGTTAAATACTCGTAACATGGGAACAATACCATTTGACGTGCCATTTGTTCCTCTAATATGACTTCCGGTCGCACGAACATTGTGAATATGAAGACCAATGCCTCCCGCCCATTTGGAAATATTGGCACAATCACCCAAAGTGTTATAAATGCCATCAATCGAATCGTTTTCCATTGCCAATAAAAAACAGGACGATAATTGGGGTCTAGGTGTTCCAGAATTAAACAATGTAGGAGTCGCGTGTGTAAAATATTTATTTGACATATAAAAATATGTCTCTTTAATTTTATCCATACTTTCTTCGTGAATACCAATGGAGACACGTAACCACATATGTTGAGGTCTTTCTACAATCACATTGTTTATCTTCATTAGATATGCTCGTTCCAATGTTTTGAAACCGAAATAGTCAATCAAATAGTCGCGATTATAATCACATAGTTCGTCTAATTCTTCTGGGTGTTTCATAACAAAATCATACAATTTTTCAGATACTAACGATGACTTTTTTTCATGTTTATCTTTAAAATGATATAATTGTTTAACAACCTCACTGAAAGAAGATGATGTATTTTTTTGATGATTTGATACTATAATTCTTCCAGCCAGACTGTTATAATCCGGATGTGTGGATGCTAGCGAAGCACATTGATCGGACGTTACTTCATCAATTTGGGTGGTAGTAATATTATTATATAGTTGATCAATTACTTTCATGGTAAGTGATGTAAAATTCAATTGAATATTTGCTTCGGTTGCGGTATTTTTAATACGCTGCAATATTTTATCAAACGATACAATTTCTTTTTCACCATTGCGTTTGATTACATACATTTCATCGTCATCAAATGGCATACTATAAATAGAATACTCATATACTATTTATGTTCTTTTGAAAAATTTTTTCCTTTACTACAATCAACCATTAAAAGAATAAAATTATAATAGAATTTTTCGAAAAAAAACAACAAAACCATGTTTATTATTTTTTAACCTTTTAAAATAGGTGTGTATTTTTTGTCCTAACGATATTTCGTTAGTAATATCCATTGGTCAGATAATGATATTGACCATCATGTGTCGAATAAAATGGTCATTTTTTTGTATTTTTAGAGGATTGAAGATGCTTTGCCAAAATCTTCTTGAACTCTTTTGGATCCATGTCCCGGAAATGACTATATTGTGAATTTGATATAGGCATCCCTTTGTAGATCTTGACCGTGCAAGATGGAAAATAGTGAATATGGTTCTTTGGCATGTTTAAATAATATTGTTTATGATAAAAACATTATTTTGAAAAAGACCTTCAATTTTGTATATATATTATTCATTATCTAATTTTACCAAACAAACCCCCGTTCCCATATTTAGATTCTTAATAATTTTACTATCTTCATTTCCTTGAACCACTTCCAACGCGAGTGGTTTTGGAATACGTTTTTTTGCTGCTCGATGTTCATATCCGGAAACTCGTTCTTCCAAAATAGTGTTCCATGCTTTTGCTATAATGGGAACTGCGTTTTGAAACCATTTTTTGTTCCGTTCAACAAATACACACGAATATTGGTCCAATCTCCAATAGTCCACACTATATAGACTCCAACTACGTCTGATTTTTAAACGTTGTTCCTCGATCCATTTTTCAACGGATTCTTTTGTCAAATCAATACCAAGTGGCATATAAATATATTTTGGTCCACCCGATTGCTGTTGCGCAAGCATGTATCCACCTGTATTATCTGTAGAATCTCCCATACTACATCCAATACTAAGTCTTTCCACAAAATGTAAAATAATTCCCTTTGTATGCGTTTCGTCTTGATAAAACTGTTCCTCATTTTCGTACTCTTTGAAACGGGTTTCTAGAAAATCACATTCATCTAGATCACACGTTTCCATTTGTAATTGCATTTGAATCCAATATGCTTTCGATGGAATCCCGTTAATTTCGCGATTTACAATATTCTTAATTTCCAACATGCGTCCGTAACGATCATTTTTCGGATCTACATTAATTCCATCGGGCGAAGCACCAATAAAGGAATAATTTACGTGTTGTATACATCCAAAATCTTCGATTTTCGTATTGTTTTTATTTTCATATAACATAACAGACAATGGTTCGTATTTTTGTCCCCAATGCATAGGAGATAAAATATTTACATAACCACTTGATTCTCCACTATGATCTCTTAGAGGGCCACACTTTTCATAAATTAAACTATTATATTGCGAGTCGGTGCCAAATAGTTTCCATAAATTAGAGGCAGTCATTAATTGATGTCGAAATGAATACCATTCTCGCGTACGCTGTTCAGGTTGTGGCATTGACCGTAAATAGTCGATTTGATTATGTAATTGTTTCAAATCCAAAGATGTGGATGTATATTCTAATTGTGAACGTTTTGGGTAATCACACTTCATAATTTCAAAATATTCGTTTATCACTTTGTAAATAAATTCACCAGTCTCATCGTCGTCATTACTATTGTATATTTGTGCGTCTTCCCATAGTTCTACAAAATAGCACATTATTTCGTTATTAATAATGTCATAATAGTTTGGTTCACACATATGTAGAATATTTTGTTCTACATATTCGTCAATAATCTCATAACATGTTGTCGTTAAATCGATTAATTCGTCATCATCGAGTGATTCGAAAAACGACATACAAGTAGACTCTTGCGTGTCATCACTTGATGTACTTATATTATCGTCGATGTCTTCCATTATATATTTATATATGTATATGTGTATGTGTTTATATATAGATTAACGGACTTAATCAATTTTATGTCAGTTAATATTTGTAAATTATAAATTATTCTTTATTGAAGTGTTTTTCTTAGGGGTTAAAGATTTTAATGTCGACACGCGCTTGGTGTCTACGATCCGTAACGTGAAATGCTTTTTTTCACTATTAAAAAAAAGTGATGGGATAGATAAAACCTTTCGGTTATCTTTATCATAACTAATATCTTTATTTTTCTGTAACTTTCCTCGGTTTAAACTTTCTGAAAAAAATACTTTTAAATTCTTGATTTCTTTAATAGGCAATTGATGTTCATGTCCGTATGTTTCAGCAAAAGAATGTAATAATTGAGTTTTCACTGTTTTATCAATCTTGTTCCATGGTTCCGTTTTATTATGTTGCTTTTCCTTTTCCAAAAGAGAATCAAGTGTATTGAAATTAATAGAATTCGATATAACTTGATTACTATACTTGTTTATATACGGAACAGTCTCTTTTTTCTCGGTACTTTTCTCATTTTTATCTTCAGTTGCTTCATTTGTATGTGATTGAGAAAACATTATATTGTGTATTCTCCTTTATATATATTATAAAGGAGAATGTTTATCTCATTTGATAAACTATATTTGTTTTATATTCAAATTCATTATTACATCATATTGCGTAATTGTTGTGTTTCGTCTTCAATTCCAGATTGAATTTGTTTATATTGTGTATTAATAATTTCAACAATGGAATTCATATCCATATGTTCTATAATATCCAACATGATTTTTTCAAATTTTTCATGTAATACAGTAATTTCCGATGTGTTTCTTGTATTAATGGGAATGGAATAATTTTCGTTCAATTTCAAGAAATTAGTGCGAAATAAGTCCATATTTGTTTCATACGAATTAATAATATATTCAGAAACATTATACGAACAAAAGTCCTTTGTCATAGGAATGATTTCAAACTCAATATTCGTTTTTTCGTAATAATTCAATAGTATTTTATATATAAAATACGCAATCTGTTTTTCATAATAGTCTTCCGTTTCCATATTCATATCCAATACTTTAATATTATTTTGCTTCAATGCGTTTCGAAGTTTTAATACCATTTTTTTTTTAATGGCATCGTTATACATAATATGTGGGGTCCAACCTTTGAATAGCATTAATTCAGGTTGAATTTTACGAATAAGAGTAGCAATTTCTTTTATCGTGCCTTCTGACAATTTCATAGCACAATAACTATGTCTAAAACATAGCATTAAACAGAGTGATAAACAACACATTTTAACTATAGTAATTGTTATTAATATGTGTTGGTTATATCATATTTCAATTTTATATAAAAATGAACCCGAGTTTAAAATAAGGGATAATTAATACCAAAATAATTTTCGGGGTTAAAATATTCTATTTAAAATCAGTGGTTTATATAATGGATAATAAAAAGGTTATTTTGATTCCATCAACCGAAAAAAATAAAAGAGTTAAACTAGAAAAAACGAAGAAAAAACGAAATATTACACAACATAGTTCTTGGACAAACGCGGTTGAAGAATTTGACAATATAACGGATCAAAATATAGATGCTATATTACAAAACGATGAATCTACGTTACAAAAAATTATTTTACAACAATTAAAATACAAAATTAATGGATATATGAATCAAGATAAGTTAAAACAAAAACTCTGTTTAGAAAAATTTGTTACATTACAAGTTGTAATCGAATTACTAAAAACATCAGACCGTAAATGCTATTATTGTAAGGAAGAAACGGAATTATTATACGAAAATGTTCGTGAACCCAAACAATGGACATTGGAACGATTAAATAATGATTTTGGACATAACAGCGACAACGTTGTTATATCATGTTTAAGTTGTAATTTGCGACGACGGACCATGGCATCAGAACGTTATATACAAACCAAGGCAATGGCAAAAATAGTGAAATTAGATTAACATTTTTGTGTCACCCATTTGTACATTTCACTTGCGTTTCGTGGACCACTATAATATTCTATTTTTTTTCGACATATTTTGAAAATAGTTGGAAATCCGTCACTCGAAACGCGTTTGTCTCCATTGGGAAAATGTTTTTTATTGAATTCTTCGACTAATTGATCTACACTAATATTTTTCTTTTGGTTATCTTCCGTATCCCCCATTTCAGAAAATTCAAATTCTACATTCTTTAAAGAACGTCCCATGTTGGTTTTGATAATATTTTTCATATTCTCCCATTGGGGTTTTAATGTTTTACAATGTCCACACCAATCCGCATATATTTTACCAACAATTACTTTTTTTTTTGGCATTTTGCGAAAACGTTTTGTTTTTCTACCCCCGCACTTTTTGTTTCGGGTTTGTTTATTGCCCATTTACATTATACTTAGAAATAATATCAAACTTTTTTTCTATCATTTTAAATATATATATAGAATGAAAACATCGTGGTTAAATGAAAATATGTGGATTATATTTTTCGTCTTTGTTTTTAGTTTAGGTTTTGTATTTATTGCTTGGATGGGTAATACGAGATTAGATCAAAATTCACCTTCTTTAGCTAAAGAAATGGTTGAACGCGAAATTACTCAGAGTATGCCATCACCTGGAATTTCATCAGAAAATCGAACACCATCAACAAACAAATTGCTAGTTCCTGTATCAAATATCGATATTTCTCCAAACAATGATCAAAATTCCCCCGCATCGGACGAAGATGAACTAACAACTAACGAATCAAGTGATTTATGTCCGACACTATTGATAAAACGCGGAGGGAAATATATGTTGTTTAACAAAAATATGCCCGAAGAAGTTGGTGAAAATCCTATATTTTTTGAAAGTTTGGACCAATATAAGGATTACATTGAAACACAGCGTAAATTATACAATCAAAATTGTCCCGTATTGTTTTTACAAGAAGAAAGTAACGCACAAGGTGAAAATGTATATAAAATGCGTGAAACAGGCGGATATGGTAATGGTAATGTGGATCCATTGTTATTAGGTTCTGTTCAGGACTATTTCGTAAACAATACGAATGTTACTCCTAAATTTAGTCCTCCCATGGGACCTCAAGCATTTAACAAACCACCTACAAATAATGGGATAAGTTTAGGAAACTATGGTGTGTCGGTAGATCAACTCGAACAAACCACAATATCGAACCATACCCCTTTAGTCGAATATGATGACGCCAATCGTGATAATAAACAATATAATCAAGGTTATTATGGATTCGATCCAACGAGTCAGTATGTTGGTAAATATACAGTTCTGGATCAAATTCATAATTCTACTCAAACTGAAAATAAAGACGGATTAAGTAACAATCCAATGGACCCCAATTGGGGTGGCGCAATGTTTACTGCTGAAAAGGTTGCTTCTGGACGATATGAAGGAAATACTGTTCAACCACCTACGGTTCCAACTGTATTACAAGAATAATTATACTCAAACTGAAAAATAAAAACGTATTATATAATATAAATATGAAACTGCCAATATTTAAACTAAATCATAAACATCATCCGAGTGCTTTTTTCTTTAATGCCTTATATAGTGCGGTAATTTTTGCGGTTGTATTGGTTGTTAATGATCATATTAACGAATATCTAGATAAAAACGATTTTAAAACACATCATCACAAATATATTAAATTGCTTGTTCATTTTACCACAACATTTATACTCACCTTTTTAGTAGTTTATGTATTTTGGATTCTATTTGGTTGGGGGGATACATTTTTAGGGTAAACTTATACAAAAATGCGTTCAATCGCGTCCTGTACCAAATATCACACGTTTAAGTCAAATAGGCAACAATGTTTTGAATAACATTTTTACCTAATTTCCTCTGTTTTCCTTTTGTTTCACATATAATCCCATTTAAACAGAATGGATCCTCTTTTACTTTATCTATCAAATTCGAAATGGTTTTGAATTCTTTCATAATCGTAATCGCGGAAACGGAACTAATCCCGGGTATTTGACATAAAATAATTTCTCCAATGTTTTCGGGTGTAACATTGTCCTTTTTCGTTTTTTTCACAACTGAACAATAATTCGACGGGACTTGTTCTATAATCGCACTTTCGGGACTCCATAGTTCGTGTCCTTTTTTTACCATTGAACTTAATTTATTCGCACTATATATAATCCATTCGGCAGTTTCAATCATAGATGTAGTCTTCATTATGCTAAATCCTTTATAAAGTTGTAAAGTAAGCATGGACGAATAAATCATTTTTTTTTCTATAGGATTCAATATTTGTGACATTCCACCTTCAATTAAATAAATAATGTGATGTCGATATAATCCCGACGAATGAATTAAACGATACGATTGTTCGTCATATCTTCCATCTTTTATGCTCGCAACTAAATCGCTTAATGATTTACGTTCAACAATAAGAAGTTCTTTTCCATCATCGTCTACGAAAACAATGTCGCCCAATGGCAATGTTTTTTTTTCTATCGTTAATTTTAAATCAAGGATTTCATTTTTTTCGTTTACTAGATGATATAATTGTTGCTCACGATCGTCCAAGATAATTTTCATAAAATAATGTATTACACTACATTATTTTAATTATATCGTTTTAATAACAATTAAATTTACTTAGAAAGGAGGACTGCTTCCTTTCAGACCTCGTCCGGGGATGGTGAAGTAAGAGTTGGGGGTCTTGGTACTCCAGATAGGGCGCTGGGCGCGATGAGGGTGGAATGTGAAACGAAGACCACGTACAACTTGACCAGTAGTAGGGTTGGTCACATCATATAGAGTGTTACGTGTTCCGGCCACACGTAGGGCAATAGGGAAGTGATAGTCGCGAGCAACGGATCCGGGAAGACCTGCTTTCTTGTTTCCACCACCCTGGTTGTTAAATTGATCAGGGAAAGTGATATGTCTAGATTGGACAGAACCTCTAAATGCGCGTGTATTTAGAACCATTTATACTATATATAAATAAAAAAAAATAGATAAGCATAAAATTTATTCTAAAATGGTATAGATACGAATTTATAAAATAGTTATTGATATCATTTTATTTAAAGAATAACATGAAATCGAATGAAGAAAATGTGCGCATTAATGACGAAGACATCCGTATCGAAAAGAATGAATTTGGACAAGATGTATTTGTATTTGATCCATATAACCCCCTAAACAAACATATATCCACCGAAAGTATTCAATCCATTTTAAAAAAATATGGTGTTGATGCTCCTATACATAACGCAGAACTCTATAAACGGGCATTTATTAATAAATCCCATTTGAAGCGTACGCAATTGGAAAATAAACAAAATAACGTCATCATTGTTCCTAAACCTCCCGGTTGTTTGCCATTGAATTCAAAATCGAATGAACGTTTGGAATTTATTGGAGATGGTATATTGGAATGTGTGACAAAATATGTTCTTTATAATCGTTTTCCAAAAGAGAATGAGGGATTTATGACTGAAAAGAAAATTGCGCTGGTGAAAAACGAATCCATTGGTCGCATGGCATATGAAATGGGTCTCCACGAATGGTTGGTTATTTCAAAAAATGCGGAACAGAAGCAAACTCGAACGAATCTAAAAAAGTTGGGTTGTTTATTTGAAGCATTCTTAGGTGCTATATTTCTCGATTTTAATAAAATTAACGTGAACGATGAGCATGGATGGTTTTCCAATGTATTTATTACGGGACCCGGATTTCAAATGGCACAAATATTCATTGAAAATGTATTTGAAAAACATGTGGATTGGATTAATTTAATTCGTAATGATGACAATTACAAGAATATTCTACAAGTACGTATTCAAAAGGAGTTTAAGATAACTCCCGAGTATTTGGAAGTGGAAGAACACAATACTGAAACCGGGTATCATATGGGCGTATATTTATGTTTGGGACAACCAATCCACTCTGTTCATGTAAATAACGCAACTGCCATTAGTAGTTTTCAAGGATTTCAACAGATTCATCAATCTATGTGTGAACATAGTAAAATTTTCGTAAATTTAGGCAAAGGTGTTCATAAAATTAAAAAGAAAGCAGAACAAATTGCCTGTGAAGAAGCACTTCGATCACTACAGTCTTTCGTATAAATATTACTTAAATGAGTGGGATATTTTGCTTGTCTAATTGTCTATAAAATTGAATAGTTTATTTTGTTTTTTATTGTAAGTAACCAAATAAATCAAAATATGGAAAAATATTACGCACAAGATCGCCATAGTTACAGTCTACGTGGACTACCAATTGAACTACATCGTAAAATATATAGTTATTTACACGTAGATGTTATGGTTCACGAATGGATGTATCAATGTGATATAAATGATATTATTCATATAATTTGCGATTGTGGAAATAACGGTATATCAGTAATGTTACTTGCCGAATTGTATAAATTGTATAATAGGGATGCTGCCAAGTTATTTCTTTGGCGCCACGCAATTCCGGAAAAGGAAAAAAAAATGGGATATTGGTATAATGATGAACTGACAGACTATTATAAAGCCGGAAATGATTTTACAAAGATGATCACCGTTGAATATGGTAAACTCCTTGTAACCAAAGATCAAGGACAAATGGAAAAATTATACAAGGTGTTGAGTGTGTTAATTTATATGTATAAAAATCCAGATAAAACTTTTCTAGAACGGAATACTAAGTCAAGTTAGAAATAAAATTGTGATTGTATAATATAATACAATCAATATACAAATGAATATTTATTTAGCCAAATTAAAAGAAAAACCGGTTCCAAATGTTCAATATAAAAATGGTGCTTCTCTTTTTCTTGGACAACATAAGAAAGAGATTGATGAAATCGATAATGAATCATCGGATGAATCCGAAGATAAAGATCCTAATGATGATGAATTGACAGAAGAAGTCCAAGAAGACAATCCTAAAATAATATGTAAAATACGAGATAAAAGGTCAAAAGAAGGATTTGATTACAATAAATTTATGGAATCATTGCGAAAACAAAACGTTTTTCCTGTGAAAAAACAGTTAAAACCATCGCAAATGCCTGATTCAAGGGATGTTGAAGAACCAATTGACGATATAAGCGTGGAATTAGAACAACCTATTCCCGACGAAAGTGTCCAAGAAAAAGAAGAAGATGAAGAGGATGAAGTAAAAGAAGAGGATGAACAAGAAAAACCTGTATTAAAACCAACAAAAGAACGCATTGTAATTAAACGAAAACCAAAGAAACCAAAGGATATAGCACTAGAACAATTTGACGGAACCCAGATTTTGGAAGGAAGTTCTTTAAGTAAACGATTGCCAAAATACGATGATTTTCGCATGCGAGCATCTAGTTATTATATGAATAATCGCAAAAAGTTTATTAGTCATTTATCATCATTATTCAATAAATACAAGCAAGAAATACAAGACCAAGCAACAATTGAAACTTGTGATACAAAGGCAAAAGATACAAAACAAGGAGAATTTAATTTAATGATTCATCAACGCGTAGTAAGCGATTATTTGAATTTATATACGCCTTATCGTGGTTTACTATTATACCACGGTCTTGGTTCCGGTAAAACATGTACATCAATTTCTATTGCCGAAGGAATGAAATCTCAAAAGAAAATTTTCGTATTAACCCTCGCATCTTTGAAAGCAAATTTCATGGATCAAATGAAGGTATGTGGTGATCCAATTTATCGTTTGGACCAATATTGGGAATTCATTTCCATTGAAGGAAAACCCGATTATATTTCCTTATTGTCTAATGTTCTTTCTTTGCCACGCTCTTCTATTGAAAAAAGAAAGGGTGCTTGGATGGTCAATGTGTCCAAGAAATCGAATTACCACGATTTAAACGATGAAGATCGAAAAGTATTGACGGAACAAATTGATGAGATGATCCGTTCAAAATATATTGATGTCAATTATAACGGATTAACTGAAAATAACTATAATGAAAAATTTCAGATTAACGACGAAAAAACAACTATGAATAAGAAAATCAATCCTTTTGATAATAGTGTCGTTATTATTGATGAAGCACACAACTTTGTAAGTATGATTGTGAATAAAATGAACAAACAAGACGCAATGTCATTTATTTTATATAAACATTTAATGAACGCAACAAACGCGAAAATAGTCTTATTATCAGGAACACCCATTATTAATTATCCGAATGAAATTGGTATTATGTTTAATATTTTGCGCGGAACCATTAAAACCTGGAATTTCCCCCTTCGAATTACAGAAGGTGGGAAATCGTTTACCAAAAATGATATTATTCAATGGTTTGATGAAGAAGGATTAAATCAATATGATTATCTTGATTATTCGGGTGAAAATTTAACGATTACACGTAATCCATTTGGTTTTGTAAATATTCATAAAATACAACGAATATTACAGTCCAATAAAAGATATGGTGGTAAAAAAAAGACGAAATCTAAGGAAAAACCCAAAAAAAGGACAACACGTAAAAAAGAAATCAAGGAAGAACATGAAAATATATTAGCAAAGGAAAATGGATTAGTAGTCATTAAAGATCCAATTGGAACCACAATTCAAGATGATGAAACTCGAATTGAAACTATACAAGCACAAATGGACATACAGCAAGGCGGTTCTTTAGAAAGTTACAATGGCGTGAAATTAGACGATAGTGGAAATTTAAACGATACTGATTTTAAGAAAGTAGTTGTAAAAATCTTACAAAAACATGGGTTAGATACAAAACCTATTGCTCAAATTAAGTCTACCAACCATAATGCTCTTCCTGATAATTCCAAAGATTTCTTGGAGAAATTTGTAGAACTAGATTCTTCTGAAATGAAAAGTAAAAACGTATTCCAAAAACGTATTCTTGGACTGACTTCTTATTTCAAAGGTGCGAATGATGGATTATATCCCCGATTCATACCATCCGAACATGATCCTGTTTATCATATTGAACATGTACCAATGAGTCAATATCAGTTTGGTATTTACGAAAAAATCCGTGACGATGAGAGCAAACAAGAAAAGCAAAGTCGAAAAATGCGCGCCAAACAACAGAATATGAACGCACAAGAATTGTTTAGTACTCCATCAACATATCGTATTGCGTCAAGGCAATGTTGTAATTTTGCGTTCCCAGATCCTCCTGGTCGTCCAAGAAAAAATGAAGATGAATTAATTGGTTATGAAGTGGAAGAAAAAGAACAAGACGAAAATCCAAGAAAACGAAAATTAAAAGGTGGGGGGGATGATGATGACAAAGATGTTGAAGATGATGACGAAGATGTGGAAGAAAAAGACGAAGATGTTGAAGATGATGACGAAGATGTGGAAGAAAAAGACGAAGATGTTGAAGATGATGACGAAGATGTGGAAGAAAAAGACGAAGATGTGGAAGAAAAAGAAGATGAAGACGAAGATAAAATACAGGTCTTGGACAATATTGTTTTGCATGATATAGAAAATCTAGATGAAATAGAAACCCCAAAAGAAGAGGGTGAAGAACCAAAAGTACAAAAACGTACTGAACCTAAAAAGGACAATCTGAAACGTATTTCCGAAGTATTGGGTGAACTGCGAGCACGTAAAGAAGAAATATTTAGTCCATCGGGATTAAAAATGTACAGTCCCAAATTTTTACGTTTATTACAAAATATCCAAGACGAGGAAAATAAAGGATTACATTTGATTTATAGTCAATTTCGTACATTAGAAGGTATTGCGTTAATAAAAGAGACGTTACAAGCAAATGGTTATGCCGAATTTCGAATTCAAAAAATATCCGGTTCGAATGATTGGGAAGTAGTCGAACAACCAGAAGACAAAGGAAAACCTAAATTTGCTCTACATACAGGTACTGAAAGTGACGAAGAAAAGAAGATATTGTTAAATGTATATAACTCCAAATGGGATCAATCACCGTCATCCATTGTTTCCAAATTCAGAGAAGAAAATATAGAAAATAACCACATGGGACAAGCTATTAAATTACTCATGATTACATCATCGGGTGCCGAAGGTATTAATTTAAAGAACACCCGCTTTGTACATATAGTAGAACCATATTGGAATATGGTGCGTCCCCAACAAGTCATCGGACGTGCACGTCGTATTTGTAGTCATCAAGATCTACCCGAAGAATTGAGAACAGTGAAAGTTTATTTATATATGTCAGTTATTCCTGACGAAATTAAGGAATCCGATAAGCATAAAAATTTGCGATTACGCGATGTGAGTCGTTTGTCCAATAAAATGTCGGATACAATCGACGACACGACTATGTTAGGTCGTTATTTGCGACAATTAGACAACACGGTGGGTGTAGTAACAACAGATCAACAATTGTTTGAACGCGCCTTACAAAAAGATCAGGTCAATTCCCAAATTTTAAATGCGGTAAAAGAAAGTGCTATGGATTGTAGTCTATATGAAAATAAAGACGAAAATCTGGCATGTTATTCATTTGGACAAGTTCGTACCAATGCGTTTAGTACTCATCCTGAAATACAGAAAGATATTGACGAAAAAGATGTGAAAGAAGTCCAAGAAAGAAAGGCAGATTATCGTGAATTTACTTATGATGGAAAGACATATGTTCAAAATAAGGCGACCAAGCAATTATATAATAAATACGATTTTACAGAAGCACAAAAACATGGTACGACAATGTATCCTATAGGAAAAGAATTTCCTGATAAGAAGAAAGTTATTTTCTACGGATAATATAGATGGACTTGTTGAACGTTCCAAAAAGATATATTCCGAAAGGTTTATCGGGAAAAGATACGAAAAAACAAAAAAAATATTTGCGTAAATCACGTAAAATGTATAAAAAAGGGAAATATTATGAACGTCCGAAAGTGAAAACATTCAAATCACGTAAATCAAATCATTTACAACGCGCTGAAAAATTATACAATATCGACAAAATAACTCCATCGAAAGAATTGGCAAGAAAAACAAAATGTAAACGTAGTGCTTTGGAGAAAATAGTAAACAAAGGACGAGGTGCGTATTTTTCCAGTGGATCGCGACCAAATCAAACGGGTGAAAGTTGGGGTCTAGCACGTTTAGCCAGCGCGATTAGTGGAGGAAACGCATCTATTAGCGATTATCATGTTTTAAAATCTGGATGTAAACCATCTAGCAAAGCATTAAAATTGGCACGTAAAACATGTAAGAAACAAAATCGAAACTGTAAATGATGACGTCGGAAACTGTATAATTTACAAATAATTCTATTTTATATGTGTAATATATATAAAATCCAAATAAACATATATATCCAAATAAATCCATATGGAAGATGAAAACAAACGATTATCGGAAAGAAGGGGTGCGATAAAGACATTAATAAAACAAAGAAAATCATTATATCATTGTTCGGGATGTTACAATTCTATTTATGAAGAATCATCGTGTCGAAAATGTCAATATTGTAATAAAGCATTCTGTTCTACATGTAGGAACAATGATACATGTCCACAATGCGATAAAAATTGGAATTATATTCCATTTAAGAAAAAAAATCTAGGTTGTTTTAATTATTTGTGTAAAAATACTTAATAATAGTTTGTTATAATATTATATAATAAGGTATGTTGTCTTTACGTAAAACCCTTTTTCAACGCGTCAAAAAAATGATTCCAAGAATCAGTGACACTGAAATGATTGCTCTTCAGTGTGGTACAACTTCTATTGATCGCGAGTTATTTGAAGGAAAAGTTAAAAAACAAAATTTTCAACCCATGAAACAACAAATGTTTGAAAAAGAATTATTAGACGAACTTATTGTCAAATATCCTAGTCAACATATTTACCCAAATAGTGACCATGAATCGCTGTTTAATTTTATGGGAACGAATAAGTTTTTTTCGTTTTTAATTCCTGAACAATATGGTGGAAAGAAAACATCTGTAGAAGAAATGTCGAATATTCTAACGTATATTACTTCCGCAAATCCAACATTAGGTGTAATTACCATGGTTCCTAATTCTCTTGGTCCTTCTGAATTATTACTCCATTATGGAACAGACGAACAAAAAAATAAATATTTACCACAATTAGCAAATGGGTCCAAAATACCTTGTTTTGGTTTAACTGGACCCAACAATGGTTCTGATGCTACAGGACAAATTGACACTGGAAAGATTATAAACGGTGACAATGGCAAACTACAAATTGAGGTCACTATTGAAAAGCGTTATATTACGCTTGCGCCAGTTTCGAATTTAATTGGGTTGGCATTTCGGGTTGAAGATCCAGATCAACTTTTGAATTCCAAAAAATCAGGTGTTACTGTTGCTCTTTTAGAAAAGGGACATCCTGGTTTAAAACAAGACTATTATCATAATCCTTTGGATACTGGATTTCCAAATGGAATGTTGGAAGGAACATTACGTATTGATTTAGATCAAATAATTGGCGGAGAAGAGAAAATAGGCGAAGGTTGGAAGATGTTGATGGAATGTTTAGCAGCAGGTCGTGGTATTTGTTTACCGGCAACAGCGAATGCGTCATCCAAATTGGCAACTGCGTCTATGTTTTTGTATGCGAAACATCGCACACAGTTCAAAATGCCGATTATTCAAATGGAAGCAATTCAAAACAAGTTGGCATCTATGTTGTATAATACATGGGCCATCCAATCTAGTGTATATGTGACAAACAAAATTTTGGACCAAGGCGAAAAACCTTCTGTATTAAGCGCCATTATGAAAGAGCAAACCACCGAACGTGGGCGTAAGGTTTTGAATGATGGTATGGACATTCACGCCGGTTCGGCAATATGTAAAGGCGAAAATAATTTGCTGGCAAAATTTTATCAAAATGTTCCTGTTGGTATTACAGTGGAAGGAAGCAATACTTTAACGAAAAACTTGATCATATTTGGACAGGGATTGAACAAAAGTCACCCTCATATTTATCCTTTGTTACAAGCAGTTCAAAAGGATGATTTGGACGATTTCAACGAAAAGTTTAGGAATATTGTGAAACATTCTGTTGGATTGTATTTTGAATCTTTGAAATCTAGTTTCTTTTCCAAAAATGTATTGGAGAAACAGACTATCTATTTTGCGTGTTTGTCTAATTTCGTTGCGTTGAAAGGAGGCGCGATTAAAAAGGAACAGGGATTGTCGGCAGACATGGCATCGATTATGTCTAATTTGTATTTAGCACATTGTGTTGAACAATATGAACGTGATCATAATGTAAGTCATGTTTTACGAGATATTACGATTGAGAAATTGACCAATGAAAACAACGAAGTATTTAGGCGTGTTCTTCATAATCTGCCTATGGGATTTTTGATGAAATTCATGAATTCAAATAATAAAGAGTCGTATAGTTTGAATTTAGCATTAATTGAAGAAATGAAGAAAAATCCGATTATTATGGAACATTTGTTGGAAAACGTGTATGTGGATAAAGGGTTAAAAAAATTGATTGAAATTGATCAAATGGAAAAGGGAACCCCCAAATATCAGGAAATGTATGACGACTTAGTGGAAGTGGGTGCTTACAGAATTCTTCCGAATATTTCTCCCAAAATAGAAATTTTGAAATATAAAAATATGAATAGTAAATAAATGAAACGAATTACAAGTTGGAATACAAGTAAATTATTAACAGCATCGTCATTATTATTTACTATTCCCGGAATTTATTCGTATATTCACTATAATATGATTTATTCACCATTATTGGTATTATCAACATCTTTAGTATCGGTAAATTATTGGCGAAATCCTTTATACGATTGGCGCCGACAACTAGATCTATATTTTTCTAAAATAACTTTTTTCTATTTCGTATATAACACATTTCTATATGTCCCCGATCAAACCATAATGATGGTTTGTTTGCCGAATTTATATGGAATAGGGTATTGTTTTTATAAATCATGTGAATATTACACTCCATACGCAAAAAAATGGAGGTATTACCATGTAGGATTTCATACTTTAGGTTCGATTCAAATATTCATTACAATGAGTTATATGGGGAAACATTATATTAAACAATTAAAGAATTAAATAAATTTATTAATTTAGGAAAAACAAAATATAAAAACAAATGCGTTTGTTTTTATATAAAAGGTTTCATTATGAACGAGGCAAATAATGTTATGACTATAAAAACTGTACAAATTCAACCGATTCGTAACATGATTACCGCAATTAAGGATGTACTAACTGACGCAACTATTACCTATACAAGCAGTGGGTTGAAAATTATCAATTTTGATAAAACACATACAATTTTGGTGAATGTAATTCTTCACTCGGAAAAGTTCGAATTATATGATTGTAAACCGGAGAAAATTATCATTTGTGCGAATACAATGCACTTATTTAAGGTGATTTCAACTATGTCAAACGACGATACTCTTTCTATGTATATTGATAACGATGATTATCATGATGGTATTGTATCTCATTTGGGACTTCAATATGATAATGGTGATATTAAACAATGTTATAGTCAAAAGTTACGTCTGATTGAACCAGATTCAGAAGAATTAGTGGTTCCTGACGTTGAGTATTCAACGGTGATTAATTTACCGACATCTGATTTCCAAAAAATTATTCGCGATATGAATGGTATATCCGATCGTATTGAAATAAAGTCAGTTGGAAATGATTTGATTTTCTCATGCGAAGGAAATTTTGCCAGCTCGCGAATTTTCCGTTCTGAATCTGATGGTTATATGGAATTCATCCAAAAACCAGATGCTTCTGTCATCATTCAAGGAGAATTTTCATTAAAAAGTTTGTCACATTTTATTAAATGTACTCCTTTATGTAGTCATTTGGAAATGTTTCTTGGAAATGATTTGCCTCTTATTGTGAAATATGATGTAGCATCATTGGGTGAAATTAAATTATGTTTGGCACCATTACCACCTAGTTAATTTTGTAAAAAATATAATAAGGTTATTTATTATATTTATGATACTTTCATGTTTGTATATTATATTGCTACTTCCATTAGTAGGGGTGTGTTGTTTTGCTAAGAATAATCATGAACCAAATTCCGCTTCTTTCTTCGAATAATGACGATATTTTTCGGTATTTTTTTTCCTCTTTTTTTCTGTTGTTTTAACAATTCCCTTTGTTTTTTGATATATTCCTTTTCGCGTATTTTTGAG